AGGAACAATCCATTAAATTCTATGTAGCAGAAACCAAAGCATCCGATATATCCTTTTTCCAGAAGTTAGGTAAGAAAAATAAGGAAGCATTCAAACTTGCTACAGAACTGCGTGAAGATAGGATTGCAAAACTGGAACCAGAGACAGTCCGAGTAACACAAAGTGCAGAATTTGAAGGAAGGAACGAATATAATGCAAGATTGTATTATGAAGGAATACAGGAATTACGAAAAACACGAAAAGCGGATTACCTCACCAGGATAGCAAAACACGGGGTTGATGCCGAAGGAAGAGCCAAATTAGTTCCATCTAATCCAAAAATTACAGATGAATTCATTGATCGTGTTAATGCAAGGCAATTTGAGACTGTAGCAGAACAACGTGCTTTTAAAGCTGGTGCATTAACGTTTTTACAGAATAAAGAACTATACCAGCAAGTAGCTACTCCTGAGTCACAAATCTTTACTGAGCAACGCTTAGAGGACACACGTTCATGGCATTCTGGATCAACTATCGAGCCTTTTGAATCAGAAATCCCACACTATATATATCCTGATAAAAGTAAAGTAGATACTAAGTTTGTAGGCTCAACTAAACTTCATGCACTAACTCGTGGAGGTCCAGAAACATCAGAAACTGTTAAAATGGCTGATCCTGCTGGAATACAGGATTATGGAGCGCTTATAGATGAAGAAGTATTTGAATCAAGGTCTTCATTTGTTAATATGCTTCCAGATCAACCAACAGCAGATTTTAACTATAATATTGACGAACCAGATGTTCCAGTACAAATCACATCGGCAGCAGAAGAACTTCAGGCTAGTGAAGAACCAACTATTCGTCAAACTTTAGTTAATCGTACAAAAGGTGGTACATGGAGACACATTGCTACAGATAGAGCTTCTGATATTCCTGATGTATCTGGTAGTTTCACAGGAAGAGGTCATGGTCATAAAATTGTAGTAGAATTCCCAGTAGGAGGTAGAACCTATTATTCTAAACATGTAGATACAGGACAGACAGCAGCCGATCTGAATTTAAAAGCAACTGATCCAGTACAATATGCAAAAGTGACTGCAAAACCTGGTGCAGCCCCTCCAGATATGAGTAGCCTGATTACTTCAAGTATTTCTAAAGTAGTAAATTTGGGAGTCCCAGTTCAAGGTACGCCTGAGAATGATGCAGTACAATCTTTTCTTGATGGAGATGCTTTTACTGAAGAAGGCGACGTAGCTGATGCTGGAAATATTAAACCATCTACAGGTAAAGGAGTTCCTGGATTACTTGAAGGGTTTAGGGAAACAAGTGCAATGATAGATATTGAGGATGCAGCCGTAACAGAATTTAAAGGTAAAAGTCAAATAAGGTCTGCATATCCTGCACAATTTGCTGGATCAACATCAACTTTTACATCAAAGATAAATGAACCTCTTGTACAAACTCCTGGTGGTGAACCTGGTTATAAAATGACACAAGCAGATATAGCACGACAAGATGCAATTAGTGCAGCAGAAGCGAGAGGGCAGGGTGTTGGGCTTAAACCTACAGTAACAAGGCAAGAAGTAGGTGGAGGACATGATATTAAAATATATACTGATCCAGAAGTTCCTATGTCACAAAGAGAGGCAATGGTTAAATTTGGAGGAATGCTGGAACAAAGGAAAGAAGAATATTATGCAAGAAAAGAAGCAGGAACCCAAGAAGCCTTTATACAAGATATTAAGGATAGAAAAACTGGAATACGCATTATATCTGGTGGACAAGTTGGTGCCGATCTGATTGGACTAGAACAAGCTACTGAACTTGGATTCAGAACTGGAGGTACAGCACCAAAAGGATTCAAGACTTCTCAAGGTGTAAATCTAAATCTTTCTGAGATGTATAATCTGACAGAAGTAACTGATCAGGCAATTTCACAATATACAGGTAACGAAAAGTTTTATGGTCCTCGTACAGAACAGAATGTCCTTAAATCTGATGTAACATTCTTATTTACTAATCCAGAAAATCGTAATTCCGCAGGGTCTAGCTTAACTCGTCAACTGGCAAAAAAGCATGGCAAAACTCTCTTGGAAAATCCTAATCCTAAACAAGTACAGAGTCTTATTGCCAAAACAGGACCAGATATAACAGTTAATATTGCAGGGAATAGAGAATTTAAGAATGTAGGAGTTATTCGGAATGCATTAGCAGCCCTTCAGCCTAGTCCTGCACCCGATATGTCCACATACATGGCAGAAGGAGATTTAGGCATTCCAGGAGCTACAACATCTAATACCGCACCTATTACTTCAAAAGATGTTGCAAAGACAGTACCTACCAATGTTGATCAATTATGGGGAGATGGTCCAGCATACCCACCAGCAGTTCAGTCAAGAGTATCTACACCTAAAACTCCAGCTATTGCTCAATTTGTAGCTGGTGATATATTAAAATATACACAAGACAACGGCCCATTTGAAATAGTAGTTTCAAAAGGCGAACACATTAAAGGGGTTAATGTAGTTTATCATAAAGCACTTGAAGGGAAAGGTTGGTCTTCAACGGAAGTTGTTACAGGCAGAGGTTTGTTTCATGGAGGAACAAGAAAAGAAGTAATGGCACAGACCCAAAAATTCTTCTCTGACCCCAAACAAGCTACTGATGCTCTTAAAGTAATTAAAGAAGTAAGAGCAAGTAATGCTAAAGCTGGTTTTGGTCCAACAGGAGAAACTATTGAACTGTTTAAGAGCCGTGTGTCAGGTGAATTTACTACTAAAGCTGGAGTTCGTAAAACAGGAGTGAAAGCACTTCAGGGTAAAACGAAAGCTGCTATTTTGGGTGGACCAGGTTCTAAGGTATTGGGAGCATTTAGTGGATTAGCTATGATTTCTCCACTCATAGGAGCATTTGGTGCTGTAGTTGAAGAACAGATGCACGAAGAAGAATTACAAGCTGCATATCCACTTCATCCTCCAAAAAAGAAGAGCTTATGGTCTAGATTTACGAATATGAAGGCACAAGATTATAGTCAGGCATATTGGCATAGAATGATGCCTGAAGAGATTTTTGGTAAAGACGGATATTCATCATTGAAAAAAGTAAAAGAATTTAGACGAAAAGGTGGAAGAACCATGAGAGATCCGATATGAAACAATCTGACATGATAGCATGGGCAAGGCGCAAACAGAAAAAGAAGTCTTCCCGAAAGAAATCAGGTAAGTCAAGAGGGATTAGCTTAATTAATAATCCGACTACCTCTACAAACTATGGTACTGATTATGCTGATCCAGACAAGGCACAAGATAATCGTCAAACTATGGTGCATGGAAAACCCAGTACATCTACAGATTTTGTATATGATCGTTCGTTATTTGATCAGGAACACAGAGAGGGGGGAGGCGTAGGAAGAGGACCAGATACAGCAATAAAGTATGGTAGGTTAAAAGATCGTAAGATAAATGAACAAAAACCACCTCTGATTCCTGGCTCTACAGAGATACGTCATGCAATAGACCCTACAACTAATAAATCCCTCAAAGGTGTACTGAAGGAGTTGGATCACGTTGCATCACTTTTTACAGTTCAACAGCTTGTAACGGCACCTTCTAAATATTCAACCGATTTTGTAAAGAAAAAATGGAAAGTAAGAGAAGGAGGGACTGAAGAACTGTCACCTGAACAGATGGCTGGTTTATATTTAACTGAACACACACAAGTTACATCTAAAGAAGTTAATCGTGCAAAAGGTGCAAAAAGACTTTCAGAATATACTAAAGCAGAAGGTTGGGGTGCTGGATCAACATATAATCCTGTACGACAAGCCCAGAGTTACCATGATTCTCTCTTGGAAGTAGCTAAGAAATTCGGCAAAAGAGGTGGTTTCAGCCGAGAAGATGCACAAGCATACAGAGAAATTACTGGTAAAGAACCCGATCCACTTTTAGATGGAGGAATGGGATCACAATTTAGTCCTCCTTCTACTAGGAGTAATATTACAGGTTTTGATGCATATGGAGATAAAAGGAGACAAAAAGCAGCTGACTTGCATTTTGGAAAAGAAAAGGAAAAAGAAGCAAAAATGATACAGGGCAAACAGATGTCGGCAGAGTATTCTGGAGAAAAACCAACAGATAAACTCTCACCAACAGGTGAAATAACAAAATGGGGAGGAGAGGTCATCAAATCTAAAAAAGAGCTTGCATTAGAAAAAGAACATGGTAAACAGAATAGACTTAGAAGTATGGGCATACATCAAGGTAAACCCAAATCTCATGTTTTAAATCGTCTTGCTCCTAAAGCAGCAGATCAAAGTTCTCCTAGCCTCATATCTGATCCTCAGTTTAGTTTCGTAAGTTCAGAATCATATACAGGCTTAAGTAAAAAGGAAGCAGATGAACAGCGAAAGGCAAAAAAGAGGGGATATGAAAAAGTAGATGGGAAATGGCGTAAAATACAAAAAACGTCTACTATTAATACAGGTATTTCTGCTCCATCACTTGTCAAAAATGCACAAGGTTATTGGGTAACACCCCGAGTTATAGAAGCTGGAAAGAAAAGAAAAGCAAAAGCAAAACGTGCTTACGAAGATAGCGAGAGTTGGATGTGAGTAGTGCTGAACGAGCCATAGAGATTGCAGAAGCAATCCTTGAAGCAGAGGAAACTAATAAATTGGTAACATATACACCATATGATTATCAAAAACGTTTCCATAATGCAAAAGATAGTACAGGCAAATTAGCAAGACAACGACTGTTAATGGCAGCTAATAAAACTGGTAAAACATTTTGCGGAGCAGTTGAATTAGCAATACATCTTACAGGACTGTATCCTGATTGGTGGACAGGAGCTAGATTTAAAAGACCAGTTACAGTATGGGCTGCTGGTAATACCACAGGTAACACTAGAGATATTGTACAAGCAGAGTTACTTGGTGAACCAGGTGATCCTGAAGAATATGGTAAAGGTGCAATTCCAAGAGAGTTAATCATAGGCACACCCTTGAGATTACCAGGTATCCCTAATGCCGTGCAAAGTGTTGTTATTAAACATGTTTCTGGTAAGAACTCAAAATTAATGTTTAAATCATACGAGCAGGGGAAACAACAATGGATGGGTAAGGCAGTAGATGTTGTATGGCTAGATGAGGAACCTCCACAAGATATATACTCTCAGGCACTTCGTGCATCCTTAAAAGCTGGTGGTTTGGTATATATGACGTTTACTCCAGAAACAGGAATGACCCCAGTTGTAACACAGTTTATGACTAAACTTGGAAGTTCTCAAGCACTTTTTGCTGCAACATGGGATGATGCACCACACCTGAATGACGATATTAAAGAAGAAATATTAAGAGCATTACCTCCACATGAAAGGGAAATGCGTTCAAAAGGAATACCTATATTTGGATCAGGTATGGTATTCCCCAATGTTACAGAGCAAATAGAATGTGAAGCATTTGCAATTCCTGAATATTGGCCTAGAGTCTGTGGGATAGATTTTGGGTGGGATCACCCTACTGCTGCTGTTTGGCTTGCATGGGATCGGGATACAGATACAGTATATGTTTATGACTGTTATAGACAGTCTTCACAAACGCCTGTTGTCCATTCTGCTGCTATACGAGAAAGAGGGAAATGGATTCCTGTCGTATGGCCTCATGATGGAAGTCAGCATGATAAAGGTTCAGGTCAATCTCTTGCTGATATTTATCGTAAACAAGGATTGAATATGATGCATCAGCATTTCACAAATCCAAAAGGGGATATTGCTATTGAACCTGGCATTATGGAAATGTTACAAAGAATGGAAACAGGCCGTTTTAGAGTATTTACTTATTTAAGAGATTGGTTTGAAGAAGTAAGAATGTATCATCGCAAGGATGGTAAAATTGTTGCAAATATGGATGATTTGATGAGTGCAACCAGATATGCAGTTCAATCATTAAATTTTGCTACATTAGATAGAGGCAAGAAACAGAGGAAAAGGAAAGCTATTGGTTCTGCACCTGGAGAATGGAACTATTTCCCAATTGAAAAACATGTATATGCGTAATGGATTTTGAAGTAATTAACAATCTAGGCTATTTAGAGGTAATTGAAATATCTATTTGGCTAGGTATAATGTATTTTGGTAAATGTGCTATAGATAACTATTTTAGGAGGTAATATGTTTAGTTTTGGAGGATCATCATCAAAGTGGTGGAACAGTTTTGCTGATAACTTTCGTGGTAAAGGTGGAGAAGGTGGTAGATTCTTTACTGGTATGGCTAAAAACTTGTCACAGACCAGAGACTATCTAAGGACTCAAGGAGGAGGTGAATTGGGGAAGTTACTTCATAGCCCAACCACAACATCAAGTGATGCGCTTAAGAATATGGATAGAAGTACAATGGGATGGTCAAGACAACTATCACCATTATGGGAAGGTGGTTTAACAGCAAGTGGAGGAACAACGCAAGATATATTTGGCACCGAAGATCAAGGTGGATTGTTAGCTACTTGGCTAAATAAAGCTGGTCATCATACATTTGGGCAAAAAAGAGCAGGATATGGTAGTTCAGGTAGTAGTGGTAGTAGTGGTGGAAATACATCTGCTGTAGTTTCTACTGATACAGAAGACCCAAGTTTAATAAATCAAGGTAACTGGCAAAATGCAGCTACTATAGATTCTTATATGCGGAGAGTAAATCAGCAATTTAATGCAGGAATAGAAACTGATTTAGCTGCTACACAACGTGGTCGACTAAAGGCTGCTAACATATCATAAGGAGATATATATGAAAGTATATACAGAAATCATCTATACATGGGATGACAACAAAGGAAAATTAGTTGAAGAATCATCTAAGTCATTTGAATATGAAGGTGAAGTAACATTATGTGATAGTAAAAGATACCCTCATGCTCATTTCGGTGGAACATTAGGTGATATACTTGATCCAGGAGGTACGACTGGTGATATAATTGATGATGTGGGGGATGTTACAGAAGATATAACAGATATATTTGGTGGAGGTGACGATTTTAGTTGGGATGATTTTACGGATGAAGGTAGTGATCAAATGGGTGGAGATTGGGGTATGGATGAAACATTAGGAGGTTTTGATTTTGGCGCTGATGATTTTCCTACATGGGACTACCAACAAGATTTAGATAATTTAGGAGATTTAGGTCAAGGATTTAATGAAGATGTAACTGATCTTACTGGTGGATTTCAAGATGATGCTGAAACTTGGTGGGATGAAAATACTGATACCCTTAATGATATGGGGGATACATTTGATTATAACGTAAATGAGTTAAACACATTTGTAGATAATACTGTTGCTGTTCTTGGTGATACAAGTAGTTTAATAAATCAAGGTCTTGGTGCAACAATTGATATTAATAATCCAAATGCATTAATTGTTAATCCTCAAGGATGGTATGATGATGCCTTCAAACCACAAGGTGATGCAAAGATATGGTATGATTGGATGATGGGGAATAATGATGACCTTACAGAACATGGTGTAGAAAATCTAGGTAATCTATTCAATGATTATGCAGATACTTTAGGTGGAGTGCTTGGGGATATGATGGATATATGGCCTAGTGATGGTGGAGCAAGTGACAATGCGAGAAACGCAAATAGGCTAATTAGTGGTGATCCATTTGGTAATCAGGGCAAAACAAGACGTTTAATTCAATCAAAGAAGACTTTCCAGAGTGAA